GGTCGCCGTCGGCATCGCGAAGCTCGAGCTCTACAACAACCTGCGCAAATCCGCCGATGTGGCCGAGGATGGTCTTACCGCGATCTATCCGGCTGGATTCATTCATTTGCCGCATGTGGACGCGGAGTTCATCCAGCAGCTCTGCGCGGAACAACTCATCACCCGCCGTGACCGCAATGGCTTCCCCATCCGGGAGTGGCACAAGATGCGCGAGCGCAACGAGGCATTGGACTGCTACGTGTACGCACGGGCCGCCGCTTCAGCGGCTGGACTGGATCGCTTCGACGAACGCCATTGGCGTGACCTGGAACGACAACTGGGGATGGCCGACCCGCCAGACCCTATCACTACTGTTACGACTGACGAGGCCACCCAACGCGGTGGCCTCGCTGTTTCTGGGCCAGGTCGCCGCGCACGCCAGTTGGTGCGCAGCCGCTGGCTCTCCTGATCAACAAAGGAAATCCCATGAGTTTGCAGACCAGAATCGAAAGCCTGGTGATTCGTATCGCCCAGGAGTTCAACACGCTCAACGGCAAGACCGGAACGCTGGCCAGCCTGACCACGACCGACAAGTCGAGCCTCGTGGCCGCCATCAATGAACTTCAGTCCGCCGTCGTCAGCGGCACTGGCATCGACGACGCAAACGTGGCGCTGACCACCACCTACTCGTCGACCAAGATCGTCACACTGCTGGACACGCTCAAGGCTGAGATCCTGGGCGGCGCCGATGCAGCCTATGACACGCTGATCGAGATCCAGCAGTTATTGCAGGACGGTACCAGTGGCCTCGATGCGTTGCTGGCTGCCATCAACAACCGTGTGCGCTTCGATGCCGCGCAGACATTGACAGTGATCGAGCAGCAGCAGGCGCGCGAAAACATCGGGGCGATTGCGCTGAGCGCCATCGGAGATGCAGACACTGACTTCGTGGCCGTGTTCGAAGGGGCGCTTGCGTAATGTCTCTGTCCGAACGCATTTCTGCTCTCGCCGCCCGTGTGGGTCTCGAAGTGGGCACCAAGGCGAACCGCGAACACCCAGGAATCGCACGCGCTTGGGTGAGCTTTGGGTACATCAACGACCACATGGTGATGGTGAGTGCCTTCAACGTGGTGAGCGTCGAGCGTTTGGCGACTGGTCGTTACCGGGTTCGGTTCTCGCAGCCCATGCCAAATGCCAGCTATTGCTGGACTGCGCTTGCGCGAAGCAGCACCGACAACGGCACCCAGCGGATTGCGATCGTGCGTGCCAGTGCCGACCAGAAGACAGTCGACTACGTTGATGTCTCTTGCGCCACGACGGCGACGTCGTTCGCCGATTCCGCCGAAATCAACCTGGTGGTGTATCGCTGATGGCCTACACCCAGACCCAACTCGATGCGCTTGAAGCCGCGCTGGCCAAGGGCGAGCGTCGCGTCAGTTTCGGCGACAAGACCATCGAGTACCGCACGGTCGAGGAGTTGGCTACCGCCATTCGCGAAGTCAAGCGCGGCCTGTTCGAAGACGCCGTGGCCACCGGACTGTGGCCAGGTGCCCCGCGCCAGATCCGCGTCACGACCCGGAAGGCCACCTGATGAGCTGGTTTTCCAAACTTCGGCGCGTCATGTTTGGCGGCCCGTCACCGACCTATGACGGCATCGGCGGTGGCCGACGCGCGATTGCCTGGCAGGTCAACAACCCTGGCGCGGTCGCCGCGCTGGCTTTCACCCAGAACGAGCTCCGAGCCAAGAGCCGGGATCTGGTACGACGCAACGCTTGGGCGGCTGCCGGCGTGGAGGCATTCGTCGCCAACGCGATCGGCACCGGCATCAAGCCGCAGTCGATGCTCCCGGACAACGCGCTTCGAGAAACCATTCACTCGCTTTGGTGGGATTGGTGTGAAGAGGCGGACGCGGCTGGCTTGACCGACTTCTACGGCCTGCAGGCACTCGCGTGCCGGGCAATGCTGGAAGGCGGGGAAGCCCTGGTGCGGCTGCGCTTTCGCCGCCCGGAAGATGGCCTGGCGGTCGGTCTGTAGCTCCAAGTGCTGGAACCGGAGCACCTGCCCACGACGATGAACCTGGAGCTTCCCTCCGGCAACGTGGTGCGGGCCGGCATCGAGTTCGATCGTCTCGGGCGTCGCGCTGCATACCACCTGTATCGCTCGCATCCCGGCGATGGTGCGCTGGCGCCGATGTCCGGCACGGGTGGAATGGATACCGTGCGCGTGCCTGCCTCGGAGATCATCCACCTGTTCCGTCCGCTTCGTCCTGGCCAGATCCGGGGCGAGCCATGGCTTGCTCGAGCGCTGGTCAAGCTCAATGAGTTGGACCAGTACGACGACGCCGAACTGGTGCGCAAGAAGACGGCAGCGATGTTCGCGGGCTTCATCACGCGCCTGGCGCCCGAGGACAACCTCATGGGCGAAGGGCTGGCGGATGCCAACGGCGTGTCCCTGGCGGGGCTCGAACCCGGGACCATGCAATTGCTGGAGCCTGGTGAGGACGTCAAGTTCAGCCAACCGGCAGACGTTGGAGCCAGCTACGCCGAATTCCTGCGCATGCAGTTCCGGGCCGTCGCTGCCGCGATGGGCATCACTTACGAGATGCTCACCGGTGATCTGACGCAGGTGAACTATTCGTCAATCCGCGCCGGATTGCTGGAGTTTCGTCGCCGCTGCGAAGCGATCCAGCATGGCGTGATCGTCCACCAGCTCTGCCGCCCGATCTGGCGCGCATGGATGGAACAGGCTGCGCTCGAAGGTGCACTCGATCTGCCGGGCTTTGTCGAACGCAAGCGGGAATACCTGGCCGCGAAGTGGATTCCGCAGGGCTGGCAGTGGGTAGATCCGAAGAAGGAGTTCGACGCGATGCTCACCGCGATTCGCGCCGGACTGCTTTCACGTTCCGAAGCAATTTCCGCCTTCGGCTACGACGCTGAAGACATCGACCGCGAGATCGCGGCCGACAACCAACGGGCCGATGAGCTGGGGCTGGTCTTCGACTCCGACCCGCGCCACGACAAAGCGCCCATCGCGACGGCCGCCCCGGCTCCGGCGCAAGAACCCCAGGACAACTGACATGCAGCTCGTACACCTGGCGTCCCGTCTCTACGGGACGCCGCTTCTCATTGCGCGTTCGAAACTGGACGTGATCCTGTCCGTCCTCGGCCCGCGCATCGGATTGCCCGAGATCGATGCTGCCGTCCCGCTTCCCACTTCGAAACCGGGCACTTCGATCGGGCAGCCCGGCATCGCGATCATTCCCGTGCACGGCACCCTGGTACGACGGGCGATGGGACTGGAGGCGGCGTCTGGCCTGACATCCTATGGCGAGATCGCCGCACGCCTCGACGCTGCGCTGGCGGACCCACAGGTCAGCGGCATCCTGTTCGACCTAGATTCGCCCGGCGGCGAAGCGGGTGGCGTGTTTGAGCTGGCCGAGCGGATTCGCGCCGCCAACGACATCAAGCCGGTCTGGGCGCATGCCAATGACTCCGCGTACTCGGCGGCCTACGCGATTGCAGCCGCCGCATCGCGCCTGACCCTGTCGCAAACCGCAGGTGTGGGCTCCATCGGTGTCATTGCGCTGCACGTCGACCAGTCCGTCAAGGATGCCAAGGACGGCGTCGACTTCACTGCGATCTACGCCGGCCACCACAAGAACGACTTTTCTCCTCATGCGCCGTTGTCGCCGCAGGCGGCTTCCACCCTGCAGTCGGAAGTGGATCGGCTCTACGGGATCTTCGTCAGCCAGGTCGCGCAAATGCGAGCTCTGGACAGCGATGCCGTGCGGGCGACCGAAGCCGGTCTGCTCTTCGGCGAGGCTGCTGTGACGGCAGGCCTGGCTGACGCGGTGATGAGTTTCGATCAGGTCCTGATCGAGTTCTCCAACGCACTGGATGCGCAACGCCGGCTGGCGACACCCAGTACGGGCGCCGCGAAGCGCGGCCCGCTCGCCCGTGCCTCGCCTGCTTCACGGAACGCTCGCCCGCAGATTTCCAGCCAACAACAGTCTCATTTGGAGAAAACCATGACCGATCACGAACAGCAGCCCCCTCTGGACGAATCCGAGCCGGAGACCACGCCAGACCCGGCAGACACCCCAGCGCAAGAACCCGCTACTCCGCCCGTGTCTGCATCGCTCGTCGGTGCGCACGCCAACGGCCGGATCGAGGCACAAGCCATTGCCGAGATCTGCCTGATCGCAGGCACGCCACAGCGCACGGCGGAATTCCTCGCATCCGGGATGAACGAGGCCCAAGTCCGCCGCGCACTGCTCGAAGCTCGCGCTGAACAGCCGGAGATTGCCTCACGCATCACCGCCGATGCGGGAACCACCGTGCGGCCGGAGAGCAGCCCGGTCGTTGCCGCCGTCAAGAAACTCGCCACGAAGGAGTAAGCCATGTCTGCCATTCAGGAAACCAACAACCTCGGTGATCTCCTCAAGTACGAGGCGCCGAATCTCTATTCACGCAACCTGGCCACGGTTGCTGCCGGTCAAAACCTGCAGCTCGGCGCCATCGTCGGCCGCGACAGTACGACCGGCAAGCTGAAAACGCTCGACCCGATCGCCACCGATGGCACTGAGAACGCGGTCGGCGTGCTCGCCGCTGACGTGGACGCGACCCTGATCGACCGGGAAGACGCGCTGCTGATCTCCCGCCACGCCATCGTCGCCAGCCATGCCCTGGTGTG